CTAGAGTAGAGATTAATGAAATAATAGTTGAACCAGATTTTGAAAGAAATGCCTTTCATGTGACTCTACAGTACTTTATTATTGGTATGGATGTGCCAGAACAAGAACTCACCTTTGCATTAGCACCCACAAGATAAATGCCTTTAGTTAACTTTAGCAACGTAGATTTTGATGAAATCAAAGAGTCTCTTAAGGACTATTTGAGAGCTAACTCCAACTTCACTGATTATGACTTTGAAGGATCTAATCTATCTGCAATCATAGACACCCTAGCATATAACACATATATCTCATCATATAATGCTAATATGATAACCAATGAGGTTTTCATTGATAGTGCCACTCTCAGAGAGAATGTGGTATCTTTAGCACGCAATATTGGTTATGTACCTAGATCTAGAAAGGCAGCAGTAGCAGATGTATCATTCAGTGTAAATGCTTCAAATACAAATGCAGTCACATTAACTCTTAAAGCAGGTATTGTATTGACTACATCATCTCAATTTGGTGGGAATAGTTATACTTTTTGCATTCCTGAGGATATAACTGTGCCTGTAACATCAACTGGAGTGGCATTTTTTACAAATATTAAGGTTTATGAAGGAACTTTCATAACTCAGACCTTTACAGCAAGTTCTAGAAACCCAAATCAGAGATATATTCTTCCAAATGTAGGAATTGATGCAGATTTAATCAGAGTTATAGTAAAAGATAATGAAGCTTCTAGTGTAAAAGACAAATATTCAAGATTTTCTAGTCTTTTTGGGGTAGATTCATCTACAATGTTGTTCTTTTTACAAGAAATAGAGAATGAAAGGTATGAAGTAATGTTTGGAGATGGAGTTTTTGGTAAAAAAATTGAAGAACCTAACTTTGTAGAGGTAAGTTATGTAGTTTCTAATGGTGAAGCAGCAAATGGACTCAATAATTTCAGTTTTTCTGGTAGATTAGTAGATAATAGTGGTTCATCTGTGACCAGTGGAGTGTCTTTAGTGTTCACAAATTATCCATCATCAGGTGGAAGTGCTATAGAAAGCATAGAATCTATCAAAAAGTATGCTCCACAGATATATGCATCACAAAATAGAGCAGTTACAGCAGCAGATTTTGAAGCTTTAGTGCCTAGAATCTATCCAGAAGCAGAATCTGTGTCTGCATATGGTGGAGAAGAGTTAGTTCCACCTGCTTATGGTAAGGTTTTTATCAGTGTTAAACCTTATAATGGTGTATTTTTGTCTAGAGCAGTCAAAGAAAACATTAATAGAGAGTTAAGAAAGTATTCTTGTGCAGGAATTATTACAGAAATACTAGATTTAAAGTATTTGTATGTGGAAACTGAGTCAACTGTATATTATGATACAAGTAAAGCAGCATCTCCAGATGGCGTAAAGAATATAGTATTAGATAATCTTGTAAAATATGCTAATTCCACTCAATTAAACAAATTTGGTGCTAGATTTAAGTATAGTAAGTACTTGGGAGTGGTTGATAACAGTGAAGGTGCAATTACTTCTAACATAACAACTGTGTTTATGAGAAGGGATATGGAACCTAGCTTAAATACTTTTGGAGAATATGAAATTTGCTTTGGAAATGAGTTTCATATAAAGAATACTAATGGATATAACATCAAATCATCAGGTTTCTTTGTAAGTGGTATTAGTGATTGTCTATATCTTGGTGATCTTCCTAATGCAGACAGAGCAACTGGAACAGTTTTCTTGTTTAAACTAGCTGCTCCTACCCAACCAGTGGTAGTAAAAAGAGGGATTGGTATAATAGACTACATACATGGAGAGATTAAGTTGAATCCTATCAATATTATCTCTACAAAATTGACTAGAGGAGTGCCTGGTGCAGAGGTTCCTCTAATTCAGATCTCAACATCTCCTCATTCTAATGATGTTATTGGATTACAGGATCTTTATTTGCAACTAGATACTAGTAACAGCACTGTAACCATGATTCCTGATGAAATATCCTCTGGTACAAATACATCAGGATCAAGTTATAAAGTAACTTCTAGTTATGCTAATGGATCACTTGTGAGAGGCACTCCTCACATTGCTGGAACCTCAGAAGGAACATTGAATGTATCTACACCAACCCCTACATCTAGTGTTACAACTACAGTAGGAAGCAGTGGAAACACTACCACAACAACTCCAACAATGACAACACCTAGCACATCAACAACACCTAGTGCACCAAGTGCTCCTAGTGGAGGAGGTGGTGGTGGATATGGATCAGGATACTAATACTAAGTCACAATAATGACAATAGAAACTAAGATCAAATTTCAAGATATAGTTGAAAATCAAGTGCCACGTTTTGTGCGTGATGATTTTCCACTTTTACCTGATTTTTTAAAATCT